AACAGTCAGTTCGTGTGCATGATCGGTGCGAACCTCTCGCCGACACCGCCCTGGCGGTGGGCAGCGGCAGCCGGCGGTGTCTGGGCGCTGCAGGCGAGCATCGATCCGGCGCGGCCGTTGACGACGCTGGAGCTGCGCGGGCTGCTGCCACCGCTGGAGCCGAGCCGGTTCACCAGGGCGGAGCGCGAACTGGCGCTGAAGGACGGCATCTCGACGTTCACCGTCGATCAGGGTGGCGTCGTCAGAGTCGAACGCCTGATCACGATGTATCAGGTCGATCCCTACGGCTATGACGATCTCGCCTGGCTCGACATCACGACGCCGGCCACGCTCAGTTACTTGCGCTATTCGATGCGGGCAAGGATCGCGCAGAAATTTCCGCGCCACAAACTGGTCGACGACGGCACGCCCTATGGGTCGGGCCAGGCGATCGTCACGCCGGCGATCATTCGGGCCGAGCTGATCGCGCTGGCCTATGAATGGGCGGACGCCGGGCTGGTCGAGGACCTCGCCGGTTTCATCGCGCGGCTGATCGTCGAGCGGGATTCGACCAATCGCAGCGCGGTCAATGCGCTCGTCCCGCCCGACATCGCAAACGGCTTCCTCGTGTTCGCGGCGCGGATCGAATTCCGCCTCTGATCAGCTGTCGATCAATGGGCGCTTAGAGGCATCTTAGAAGGGAGTTAGGCATGGCTAATGCGAACCGCGTCGTCGGCCAGATGAAGGTCACGATCGACGGCGCCGTCCTGGACACGGATGGCGAGACGGAAATGGAAATCGGCGGTGCGACGCGCGAGGCGGTGACCGGCGACTATCAGGCGGGATCGTTCCGTGAGACGACGACACCGTCGAAAACAACGACGAAACTGCTCAACAAGGCCGGGCTGAGCCTGTCGGCGCTGCGGGCGATCGACAATGCCACGCTGGTGCTGAAGACGGACACCGGCCGCACGTGGGTGGTGCGCGGCGCCTATACCGCCGACGTGATCAGCTTCTCCGGCAGCGACGGCAAGGCGACCGTCGTCTGGGGCGGTCAGCCGGCCGAGGAGGTGGCGTGATGGCCCGGATCAACCATCCGCTGAAGCATCCAGTCGACGAGACGATCGTCGTCAATGGTGAAGAGAAGCGCATCCAGATCACCGACGTCCGCATCCGCCGGCTCAAAGGCAAGGATCAGATCTTCGCTGCCGAGAATAGCGACAAGCCGACGCTGGGTTTCCTGCTGCTCTCACGGCTGACGGGTCTCAGCATGTCCGAGATCGGCGAAATCGACGGCGAGGATCTCGATGCGATGGAGAAGATCGTCGAGGGTTTTTCGCAGCCTGGCCGACCAACTGGGCAGACCTCCTCGGAGATCTGACGCTTCGGTGCGGGATCGCGCCGAGCGAGGTGATGCGGTTCGACGATCGCGACCTCCGATATTGGATCGACCAGGCGGAACGGGTGGGCAGAGACCATGAAGCTTAACCTGACGATCGTCGCCAAAGAACGGGCGAAGAAGGCGCTTTCGGGTGTGGCCAATGCCGCGACGCGGGTGGGCACCAATGTGCGCCGCGCCGGTGCCGCCGGCCGGCCGGCACTCGACCGTCTCGGCAATTCCGCGCAGCGACTTGGCCAGCGGCTGGGACAGACCGCCCGGCGCGCGGCAGCGGCGGCGGGGCGGCGCGGCCTAGCCGGGCTGAAGGTCGCGGCGCTGGCGGCGGCGCGCGGCGTGGGGTTCCTGGCAGGCAAGCTGGTCGGGCTGGTCGGCACGCTGGTTGGCCTGGCATCGGCCGCGGCATCGGGCCTGTTCGGTTTCAGCATCGGCAAGGCGATCAAGAACGCGAGCGACTTCGAGCAGCTACGGTTCACGCTGGAAGGGATCACGGGATCGGCGGCGAAAGCGGCCGAATCGGTGAAGAGGCTCCGCGCCTTTATGGCCGACTCGCCGGTTGACGGCGACCAACTGATCGCCGCGTACACGTTGCTTCGACAGAAGAAGATCGACGTCACAAAGCCGCTGTTCGGATCGTTGCAGGATGCCGCTCTGGCAAAAGGCAAGGAAGTAACGGAGGCGGCGGAGGCATTCGTCGGCGCGATGAACGGCAGCTACGACGCGCTTGGCGAGTCTTTCGGGATCGCAGTGGAGGAGGGTGGCAAAGGGATCGTCATCACCTACGACAAGGCAGGCAAAAAAATAGTCAAGGGTGCCCGCAAGAACGCGAAGGATATCCGCGCGGCGCTTGAGAAGGCGCTCAGCGACAAGTTCGCCGGCGCGACCGATCGCTACAAGTCTTCGTTGGCCGGCATGTGGGGATCGCTGAAGGCGGGATGGAGCGAGTTTCTCAGCACTGTCGCAGACAATGGGCTGTTCGACTGGGTGAAGGAAAAGGTGGGTGGCGTGCTGGCCGTACTCACCAAGATGGCGCAGAGCGGCGAGCTGAAGGCGTGGGCAAAGACCATTGCCGATAAGCTGCTTGAAATGGGCAAGGCTGCCGAAGAGTTTATCGTCAAGATCGACTGGAAGAAATTCGGCGAGGATCTGAAAACGGTCGGCGAAGCGATCGCCGACATCGCGAGCACCCTTGCGGAAGCGTATCGCTGGGGCAGCGGCCTTTCCGACAAGCTGAATAGCATTTCCAACTTTGGCGGGGACGTCAACGCGTGGTTTCGCGGCAAAGCCGGATTGGCGCCCGCGACCGGGACCTCCACTCCCGCACCCGGCGCAATCAGTGGCGGGAGGGCTGGCGCGGCAACGGGCAAAGCACTGCAGGGGCTCGGCGCACCGCGCGTCCAGAAAATGAGCGGACAGGTCGACGTGATGATCTCGACCGCGCCGGGGCTGATCGCCAATGCGCAGGCGAAATCGACCGGGCCGGTGAAGACGGTCGCCAGCCGCGGTCGATCGATGGCGGCACCGGCATGAGCTGGCGCGATCAATATCGGCCGGGCAGCTATCGCGGCGCCAGCTTCCGGACTTCGACCAGCGAACAGTCGGGTGGGCGGCGTGGCGAGACGCATGAGTTTCCCGGCCGCGATCTGCCGTGGCGTGAGGATCTCGGGCGGCGCGCCGGCGCGTTCACCTTCGCCTGCTGGGTGGCGGGCAACGACTATTATGCGGCGCGCGATGCGCTGATCGCCGCGCTCGATGCGGCCGGGCCGGCGACGCTCGTGCATCCGTTCCGTGGCGAGATGATTGTCTCGGTGCTCGAATGGACGTGCAACGAAGATGCCGGCGATGGCGGCGGCGGGATCGCGGACTTCTCGATCAGCTTCATCGAATCGGGATCGGTGTCGATCGAGGCGGCGAAGCCGGCGACGGGTGACCAGGCGCGCAGCGTGGCCGATGCCGAGGCGGCGGCGGCGCCGGCAAAACTCGCGAAGAAGTTGAACGTGGCGAAGCTCGCGGCCTTCGTCGAGCGCGCGGCGGCCGACGTGACGCGGGCGGCGGCGCTGGCAGTCCAGGTGCAGGCGGCGATCCAGGGCGGCGGCATCGGGGCGGCGTTGCGGGCGTTCGAAAGCGGGCTGCGGTTCCTGCCGGGGGTCGAGGCATTGGTGCGCGATCCGCTGGCGCTGGGGCAGTCGATCGTCGGCATGGTGCAGACTGTCAGTGCGCTCGGCAACCCACTGGGGCGGATCGCGGCGTTCGCATCGATCGCGAAGTTCGGCGACGGGCTGGCGGCCGTCGTTGGCGACACGCCGGCGCGGACGCGGCAGCGCGACAATCAGGCGGCGCTGGTGACTCTGGTGCAGACCGCGGCCAGCGCCGAGATGGTGCGCGCGATCGCCGACAGCAATTTCGCGTCCTACGAGGATGCCGTGGCGACGCGCGATGCGGCGGCCGACCTGATCGACGGCTTTGCGCTGGCGGCGGCCGACGCCGGCGATGATGACGCGACCGCGAGTTTCGATCGGCTGCGCCATGCGATGGTGCGCGACGTGACCGCGCGCGGCGGATCGCTGGCGCGGTTGCGCGACCTGGCGACGATCACGGCCGAGCCGGCGCTGGTCATCGCGCAAAGGATCTATGGCGCGCCGGCGACGGTCGAGGCGCGCGCGGCCGAGCTGGTCGCGCGCAACGCGGTTCGCCATCCGGGGGCGGTGCCGGGGGGCATCACGCTGCAGGTTCTGAGCGAGGATGGCGCGAATGGCTGACGACATCGTGCTGTCGATCGGCGGCGTCGATTATGGCGGGTGGAAAGAGGCTTCCGTGTCGGTGGCGATCGACACGATCTGCGGCAGCTTCGACTTCACGCTTGCGGAAAAGGAACCGGGCAAAGATCGGCCGTTTGCCTTCGAGGCCGGCGCGGCCTGCACAGTCAAAGTGGGTGGCGAGACTTTGATCGACGGCTGGATCGATGCGATCAATCCGGAGATCGATCCCGAGGGCCACAAGATTTCGATCACTGGCCGCGATCGCGCCGGCGACCTGGTCGACTGTTCGGCGATCCACAATCCGGGCAGCTGGATCAACATCGCGCTGGAGACGATCGCCGGCGAACTGACCAAACCGTTCGGGATCACGGTTACGGCGCGCGCCGACACCGCGCCGCGGATCAAGCGCTTCGCCTTGCAGCAGGGCGAGACGGTGTTCGAAGCGATCGAGAGATTGTGTCGGTACCGCGCACTGCTGCCGATCTCGACGGCGGACGGCAATGTCGAGCTGATCGCGATCGACCCGAGCCTGCCGGCGATCGCGCGGATCGAGCAGGGCGTGAACATCAAGGCCGCGTCGGCCGAGCACAATGTCGCCGAGCGGTTCTCGCAATACATCGTCAAGGGGCAGGCCTCGGGCGACGACGACGCGAACGGCCGGGCGGTGAGCGGCGTGAAGGCCGAGGCGAGCGACCCGGCGGTCAAGCGGTATCGGCCACTGCTCGTGATCGGCGAGGAACAGTCGACGATCGGCGGGCTGGATAAGCGCGCGAAGTGGGAGGCTTCGGTGCGCGCCGGGAAGGCGCAGACCGCCAGCGTGACGATCCCGGGATGGCGTGCGCCGGATGACCAGCTCTGGACGCGCGGGACGATGATCGACCTTGCGGCGCCGTGGCTGTTGATGTCCGGCAAGCTGCTGATCGTCGAGGTGACCTTGTCGATCTCGGGCGAGAGCAAGGCGACCGAACTGCGGCTGGCGCGGCCCGAGGCCTATAGCCAGCTGCCGGTGAGCGAGGATGCCGAAGCATCGAAGGTGGGTGCCAAATGAAGGCGCTACTCGGACGCATCCAGATGATGGCGGCGCGCGCGATCGCGACGCGGATCGACGACAGCAAGGGGCTCCAATCGCTGCAGGTCGAGCTGCTGGCGGACGAAGTCCAGGACGGCGTTGAGCGGTTCACGGAATATGGCTTCACCTCGGTACCGCTGGCCGATGCCGAGGCAGTGACCTTGTCGCCGGGCGGGCTGCGGAGCCGGGCGATCGTGATCTGTGTCGCCGATCGGCGGTACCGGCTGAAGGGACTCGAGGCCGGCGAGGTCGCGTTGCATGATGACCAGGAGCAGTTGATCCACATCAAGCGTGACGGGATCGAGATCGTCAGTCCGCTGCAGGTGAAAGTGATGGCGCCGACCGTGATCGTAGAGGCCGACGCGGTGCACCTCGGCGATACCGGCGGCGCACGGGTGGCGCGGATCGGCGATGCAGTGAGCGGCGGCGTGATTACCGGCGGCTCGACGACGGTGTTCGCGGTATGAGTGGCGACCTCCGCAGACTGCCGAAGCCGGTCGGCTCCTATCTGTGCAGCGTGTCGTTCTGGCGCCAACCCGATGGCAGCGTGCGGCCGCAGCTTGAGAAGATGCCGGTCAACGTCATGCGCGAGCTGCCCGGCGAGCCGCACCAGAAATTGCGGGTGGCGGCCGACTGGCTGACCACGGGCGCGGCGTCGTTCCTGCTGCTCGCCAACGCGCTCGTGCCGCCCGAGGGTGACGAGTCGTGACCGATATCGCGCTCGCCTGGGACGCCGCCTTGTTCGGCGCCGACATCGCCGTTGCCGGCGGTGACCTGGTCACTGATGACGGGCTGCGCACGGCCGTCATCCTCTCGCTCTTTTCGGATGCGCGGGCACGTGACGACGATGCGCTGCCCGATTCCGGCAGCGACCGGCGCGGATGGTGGGGCGACGTCGCGGCAGAGCCGGCCGGCGACCAGACCGGTTCGCGGCTTTGGCTGTTGGCGCGGTCGAAGAACCTGCCGGGAGTGCTGGCGAACGTGCGCGACTATGCGCGCGAGGCTTTGGCCTGGCTGATCGAGGATGGCGTGGCGGCGTCGATCGACATCGTCGCCGAGACGCCGCGCCGTGACGCGCTGGCGCTGGGCGTGACCATCAATCGGCCGGGCGGTGCGGCCGGCCGGCGCTTCGATTTCGTCTGGGAGGCCACGGTTTGACTTTCGCGCGACCTACATTGTCCGAGCTGATCGCGCGGGCGCAGGCCGACATCGATGCGCGGCTGCCGGGCGCCGATTCGCGGCTGCGGCGATCGGTGCTCGGCACGCTGGCGACCGTCCATGCTGGCGCGATCCATGGCACCTATGGCTATGTCGACTATCTCGCGCGGCAGATCCTGCCCGATACGGCCGACGCCGAATATCTGGCGCGCTGGGCATCGGTGTTTGGTTTGACGCGCAAGTCGGCGACGGCCGCGGCGGGCAGCGTGACGGCGACCGGGACCAATGGCATCGACATTCCGGCCGGCACCGCACTCGTGCGGGCGGACGGCGCGCGCTATCTGACGGCCGCGCTGGTGACGATCGCCGCGGGCACGGCGACCCTGGCGGTGACTGCCGAGACCTATGGAAGCGGCGGGGCGATGACGGCGGGGCAGCTGCTGACCTTCGTGTCGCCGATCGGCGGCGTCTCGGCGACCGCGACGGTGGCTGTCGGCGGCATCGGTGGCGGCGCGGAGGAGGAGAGCGACCCGCTGCTGCGCGACCGGTTGCTGCTGCGCATCCGCGAGCCGGTGCGCGGCGGGGCGGCGAGCGACTATGTCTATTGGGCGCTGCAGGTCGCCGAGGTGACGCGGGCGTGGGTCTATCCGGCGATGTCCGGGCTCGGCACGGTCGGCGTCGCGTTCGTGATGGACGGGCGTGTCGATATCATTCCCGACGCCGGCGACGTGGCCGACGTCCAGGACCATATCGATGCGTTGCGGCCGGTGACCGCCGACGTGACCGTGTTCGCGCCGGTGGCCGATCCGCTGGCCTTCACCATCGAACTGATCACCGACACGGTGGCGATCCGGGCGGCTGTGACCGCCGAGCTGCGCGACCTGATCGCGCGCGAGGCCGAGCCGGGCGGGACCTTGCTGATCAGCCATATCCGCGAGGCAATCTCGATCGCGGCCGGCGAGACCGACCATGTGCTGACGGTGCCGTCCGCCAATGTGACGGCGGCGGCGGGCGACATCACGACGCTCGGCGTCATCACCTGGGCCTGAGCGATGGACGCCGCGGGCCATCTCCAGCAGCTGCAATCGCTCCTTCCGCAGGGGCGCGCCTGGCCGCGCGATGCCGATGCGGTGCTGACCGATCTGCTCGGCGGATGGGCGGAGGAGTTCGCGCGGGTCGATGCGCGGGCGGAGTTGCTGGTCGAGGAGGCCGACGTGCGGACCTCGGCCGAGCTGCTCGGCGACTGGGAGCGGCTGCTCGGCCTGCCGAACCCGTGCACGGTCGCGGCGACGACGGTGGCGGGCCGCCAGCTCGCGGCGTGGCAGGATCTGGCGCTGCAGGCCGGGCAGACGCCGGCCTTCTATATCGCGCTGGCGGCGGCGATCGGGGCGGTCATCGAGATCCACGAATTCGATCCGGCGGTGGACACATATGATTCGAGCCTGACGGCTTTGATCGCGGGCGGGAAATATCGCCATGTGTGGCGCGTCCATGTGCTGACGGCTTCGGACTACTGGACGTTTCGCGCCGGCATCGGGCGCGCCGGGGATCGTGTGGAAGAGGGCGGGACGCTCGATCTGGAGTGCATCATCACCGCGTGCCGGCCAGCGCACAGCTATGTCATTTTCACGTACGAGGGAGGCTGATCCATGCATCGGATCGACAGCAGCGGCTATGGCGCCGGCAATGTGTTCAAGTCGTCACCGGCGCCGGCGACAGTGGTCTCGGTCGCCTGGCTGAACGCGATCCAGGAGGAGATCGCCAAGGTCATCGAGCATATCACCGGCGGCAACACGGCGCTGGTCAAGGCCGACAACACCCAGCTCCTGACGGCGATCCGCAAGATCGCGGTGCCGGCCGCGCCGACGCTGGCGATGCCGGGACGGTCGTTCAATCCGGACGGGACGATCGAGATGTGGGCGACGGCATCGTGCGCGGCGAATACTTCGACGGCGATCAACCTGCCGTTCGCGTTTCCGAACGCGTGCTTCTTCGCGCTCGGCAACGGCGGCAATGCGTCGAGCGGCCAGCAGGATAACGGACCGTTCGTATCGGCGTGGTCGACGACGCAAGTGACCGTCTACAACGCGATCGATTCCGCCGTGACGGTCAACGTCTGGGCGAAGGGATACTGACTTCCGCCCCCTGAAACGGGGGAGGCCGGGGCGCGCCAACGCCCCGAACCGCGGGCCACAACCCGCACCTCGGCGCGTCCATGGCCGCGCCTCAGTTCCCCCGGCCGTCGAGCGGCGGGGGCGTTATGATGAGTAGAAGTTAATGGAGGATTTTGGTCTGGCGCCGGTGGCGCCGGTACGGCCCGTGGCGCCCTACATCGGGGGCAAGCGGGTGCTCGCAAAGCAGCTGGCGGCGCGGATCGCGCGCGTGCCGCATCGTCTCTATGCGGAGCCGTTCGTCGGCCTCGGTGGTGTCTTCTTCCGGCGCACGAGCCGGCCGGTCGCGGAGGTGATCAACGATATCTCGGCCGACGTGACGACGTTGTTCCGCATCCTGCAGCGGCATTATCAATCGTTCCTGGAAGAGCTGAAGTGGCGGCTGTCGTCGCGCGCAGAGTTCGATCGGCTGATGCGCGTCGATCCCAACACGTTGACCGATCTCGAACGCGCCGCGCGGTTTCTGTACATTCAGCGCCAGGCCTTCGGGGGCAAGGTGGACAGCCGGCACTTCGGGCTGACGCGGACCAACCCCGCGCGGTTCGACCTGACGAAGCTCGTGCCGATGCTCGAAGACGTTCACGAGCGGCTCGCTGGCGTTGTCATCGAGCGGCTGCCCTATGCGGATTTCATCCGGCGCTACGACGCGCCGGGGACGCTGTTCTATCTCGACCCGCCCTATCACGGGTGCGAGGGCGACTATGGCAAGGGCGTGTTCTCAGCAGCCGATTACGGGCAGCTGAGAGACCTCTTAGGCAGCATCCAGGGGCGCTTCATTTTGTCGATCAACGACGTGCCGCCGATCCGCGAGGCGTTCGCCGGTTTCGCGATCGAGGAGGTGGCGCTGAACTATCGCGTGAGCGGCACGGTGACGCCGGCAAGGGAGCTGATCATCACGGGCGGTGGGCGGTGATTTCGGTTTGGAGTGCTCTAAAACGTCTTGTCCGAGACTCTAAAAGCTTTTGTCGCGCTACAGCGCCCGGTTCTTGCAATGTGCCAATGTTCGTGATATGTTCCCAATTGCGGGATGGGGACGACGAATGGCCATTGAAACAGGCGAAATACAGCGTGCCCGCCATGCAGCTGCCGGATGTCGCAGCGGTTCCACGGCGGCGCCCCTCTCATGCCCGTGTCGAACGCTGGTGAACCGGCCGCGGAGCGCGGCAGCAATCGGCAGACGATTCCCGGACAAATACAGGAAAATACAGGCGGCGAGACGATCGTGCGATCTCCCTGCCCGGCGCGCGATCGAGTCGAAGGCCGCTGTGCCCTTCCCGCTCCATCCGGCTCGCCAGACGCGATCGATGCGTTTCGCGGGGCCGCCGACCTGCCATATGCGGCCTCTGCGACCAGCGGCGGTTTCCCTGTTAATACAGGGGAAATACAGGGAAACGCCGTTCCACCCCGCCGTCCAACCGGCACCAGGGACTCGCCTCGCCACCCCAACTCGCCACAATCCGCCCAGCCACAACCCGCGGCGCCGCAACCGCGCCCGCTGGCAAAGCCCGCGAAACTTGCTTAGAGCGCTTGCCCCATGACCGACGCGCCCGCCGAAGCCCAGAAGCTCAGTTTCACCCTGCGCCGCGAAGCGTCCGGCGCGATGGCGTCGCTGGGGCGGTTGTGGCACATGCGGCGGTTCCGCTGGCCGCTCTATCTGCTCGGTCTCGCGCTGATCGGCTGGGGCGCGATCTGGTTCGTGTTCGCGCGCGATCTGCCGTCGGTCGACACGCTCAAGACCTATGAGCCGCCGCTGCCCACCAACGTTCGCACGATCGACGGCGCGCCGGTCCACATGTTCGCGCGGGAGCGCCGCGTGCAGCTGCGCTACGAGGAATATCCGCAACTGCTCGTCCGCGCCTATCTGGCGGCAGAGGACCGCACCTTCTTCGAACATGGCGGCATCGACTATCCGGGCATCGTCACCGCGATCTTCACCAATCTCACCAGCGGCGGCCGGCCGGTCGGCGCCTCGACGATCACCCAGCAGGTCGCCAAGAATTTGCTGCTGACCAACGAGCTCTCCTATCGCCGCAAGGTGCGCGAGGCGATCCTGGCCTACCGGATCGAAGCGGCGCTGACCAAGCAGCAGATCCTCGAACTCTATCTCAACCAGATCTTCCTCGGCCGCAACGCCTATGGCGTCCAGTCCGCCGCACGCGCCTATTTCGGCAAGGATGTCGGCGAACTGAAGCTGTCGCAGATGGCCTATCTCGCGATCCTGCCCAAGGCGCCGTCGAACTACAGCCCGGAGCGCTTCACGGACCGGGCGCTCTCACGCCGCAACTGGGTGCTGGGCGAGATGCGCAAGAATAATTTCATCGACGAGGCGCAATATCGCGATGCGCTGGCCGATCCGCTCGGTACGATCAGCCGCGCCGCGCCGCAGCGCGACTTCGCCGCCGGCGGCTATTTCGTCGAGGAGGTCCGCCGCCAGCTGATCGAGATGTTCGGCGAGCAGGAGAAGGATGGACCCTATAGCGTCTATGCCGGTGGCCTGTGGGTGCGCACCTCGCTCGATCCGGTGCTGCAGGAGGCGGCCACCGCCGCGCTTCGCGCCGGGTTGCTGAACTATGATCGCGGCAAGCCGTGGGCCGGGCCGGTCAAGACGATCGCGACCGGCGACGATTGGGCCGACAAATGGGCGAGCATTTTCGCCGGGGCGAATATCGGCATCGACTATCAGGACTGGCGGACCGCGGTGGTTGTCTCCAAGACCGGCGACAGCGCGACGATCGGCTTCACCGACGGCACCACCGGGGCGCTGCCCAGCTGGGGCGCGCAGATCGTCCGCAAGGGCGGCGGCACCGCCTTCGATTCGCTGAAGCCGGGCGACGTCATCGTCGTCGCGCCGACCGGCGGCAGCTGGGCGTTGCGCAGCGTGCCCGAAGTGTCGGGCGGGATGGTCGCCGAACAGCCGCACACCGGCCGGATCATGGCGATGCAGGGCGGCTTCGATGCGCGGCTGCAATCGTTCAACCGCGCCACCCAGGCTGAGCGCCAGCCCGGATCGACGATCAAGCCGTTCGTCTATGCCGCAGCGCTCGACAATGGGATGACGCCGGCCTCGATCATCGTCGACGGCCCGTTCTGCGTCTATCAGGGGTCGCGGCTCGGCCAGAAATGCTTCCGCAATTTCGGCGGTTCGAGCGGTGCCGGGGCGCAGACGATGCGCTGGGGCGTCGAGCAGTCGCGCAACCTGATGACGGTGCGCGCGGCCAGCCAGACCGGGATGGAGAATGTCGTCAAGACCATC